GAACAGGAGGTAGCCCACGCAGAGGAACTTAGACTGGCTCAGATAGCATCATGGCGACGCAGAAAAAGAATAGCGGAAATCAAGTCAAAGGTGGCGTGGGTTTCGGCAGTGGTTTTCGTAGTTCTATGGGCGGTGGGAATAATGTGGCTGACGACAAGAAGCGTGATACAGAGGATGTCCCTTGGTCATTGATCGTTGTGGTAATGGCAGTGCTGCTGATGTTTTTTATCGTGATGCCGGTCTTAGCTTTTATGTACTACGACATGTACTTTGCAACACAGGCTGCGGTGCATGAAGTTAAGAAGATGCGAGAGTTGCGGCGTGAGATTCAGATTGAAAGGATGTATGGGCAATGATTACCCTTGCACAGTTTAAGCGGTTCGCACCTAACAGCAAATACCAGCAACAGTGGTACGACACGCTGTTTGGCCCTCAGACCGAGCTGGGCGATAAGTCGCTTCTAGAGGAATATCAGATCAACACCAAGCCACGTGTTGCATCGTTCTTAGCGCAGTGTGCCCATGAGTCGGGCGGCTTTGTGTTTGTCACCGAGAACCTGAACTACAGCGCGTCTGGTCTCATGCGCGTCTTCCCGAAGTACTTTCCAACCCAAGACCTTGCCAAGCAGTACGAGCGTAACCCACGGAAGATCGCCAGCCGTGTGTACGCCAACCGCATGGGTAATGGGGATGAAGCTAGTCAGGAGGGCTTCGTGTTCCGTGGGCGAGGAATTTTGCAGTTGACCGGCAAGGACAACTATTTTTGGTTTGGTGCATCGCTGAACCTGACCCCAGAGCAAGCGTCAGAGTACTTGGAGACCTTCGAAGGTGCAGCCCAGTCAGCTTGCTGGTTCTGGGAGACGAACAAACTAAACGCGTTGGCAGATGCTGGGGACATCAAACAGATGACTAAGCGGATCAACGGCGGCTATATTGGATTGGCAGATAGGGAGCACCACTATGAGATGGCACTCAATATGTTTGGTTCTAATACTCGTATGGCTTAGTGGGTGCGATCAGTATCGCTATCCTTGCCAAAACCCTGATAACTGGGAAAAGAAAGAATGCAAGCGGCCTTACTGTAGTAGCACCGGAACCTGCCCAGACCAACTTGTGAAACCGGAAGATGCAAAGGTAGACAATGAACCCCCTAAAATTGATCAGTCAGTTCCTTGCACTAACACAGGAACAACACGATGCGGTAATTAAGTTCTGTATCGCTATCACGTTCTGTTTTACGGTCGTGATGATGGTGGGCATTAGCTTGTATTCAGTGGTCTGGGTGACTCAACCGATGACGGGTATGGCACCTGCTGATAAGCAGTTCTTCCTCATCCTTTCCGACATGTCTAAATACATATTGGGGAGTCTGGCTACGCTATTAGCAGTTAAGGGTAAGGACGCGCTACCGATGTTCACACCGCCCAACCTATCTACCAAAGAAGAGCGGGACGACAAGCCGACGCCACCGGCACCCAAGGCACCTGCCGCAACCCAAGCACCTGTGCGTATGGAGCCAAGCATTGATCCAATCAGTTCACCCCCGCCGGTAGCCACAGGCTATGGCGGTAAGCCAGCACCTGTGCAACCACCACACCCGGAGATCGTATGAAACTGTTAACTTTACGCATGATTGGCACCGTCGTTGCCAGCTTGTTCTTGGTGTTTCAGATTCATGCCCAAGAGACCAAAAAGGTCTGTAACAAGCAGAAGGACAGCAAGGGTAAGGAAGTTCAGGTCTGCAAAGAGATCAAGATTCATAAGAAGCTCGACGGCACGAAGGTACCGCCAAAATGAATCCGTGGGTGATACTGGGCTTTGTGCTGGCTGTTGGCGCAGCGGCTGGGGGCGGGTATTATAAAGGCAATTCTGCGGGTCAAGCAGAGGTCCAGCAGGCGTGGGATAAAGAGAAGGCTGAGCAGTACGCCGCTTATGCCAAAGGGCAGGAAGAAGCCCGGCAACGTGAGCAAGAAATGCAACAGGCGGCGGACAAGCTGCGGAGGGAAAAGGATGCGCAGATCAGGGACATTAATGCTCGTGCTACCGCTCTTACTAACAGCTTGCGCGACAGGCAGGAGCGCCCCACCCAAAATGGTACCGCCTCCGGTACCGCCCGAGCTTGCAGTGGAGCCTCCGGTGCGGAATTGGCAAAAGGAGATGGAGAGTTTCTTGCAGGGTACGCTGCCGACGCCGCCAAACTCCAAGCAGCCCTCGACCAATGCGTCAAACAATACAACGCCGTCAGGCAAAAGTAAGGAATAGCGATGCCGTTGCAGAAACTACAGTTTCGCCCCGGTGTAAACCGTGAAGGCACTACACTTGCCAACGAAGGTGGTTGGTATGACTGCGATAAGGTGCGCTTTCGTTCTGGCTACCCTGAAAAAATAGGTGGTTGGGCGGCTGAAACTTACACTACATTCCTTGGATATTGTCGCTCACTGTGGAATTGGATAACACTTAAAGGTTTTAACCTGATGGGTGTTGGCACTAATGCAAAGTTTTATATTGAGTCGGGCGGTGCTTATTACGACATAACGCCTATTCGTGCCACTAACTTAAACACAACAACTTTTGCAGCGGTTACGTCTGCGCCATTCTCTGCGTTTATTACCGTTACTGATAGCAGTGCGTCGAGCTTGCAAGCTGGTGACTTCATTACGTTTTCAAACGCAGTCGGGCTTGGCGGCAATATAACTGCGGGCATTCTCAATCAAGAATTTCAAATACAGTCTGTCACATCTGGGACTGTATATACGATTGTTACCCGTGCGGCGGGCACCTCAGTTGCTGGGCTTAACTTCACGGTAAACACAACAACGTCCACTATCTCGCTGCCATTCGGAACCACGATGGCAAACGGTAATACTGTTGCACTGGTGATTGGTGCAGGCGCTGGAGCGCCGGGCGGTTTAAATTATGCGGTCACGTATTATTTAGTTAATGTCGTAGGGAATACTTGCCAGTTATCACTGACTAGCGGCGGCGCACCTATTACGTTAACTAGCGAAGGTATTGGTCTTCAGGCGCTTTACTTTACCGTTTTCTCCAACGCTTCGGATTCAAATAATGGAGGTTCGGCAACTGACACTGCGTATCAGATCAATACAGGCTTCCCCATTTTTACTATTGGTACTGGCTGGGGTACGGGGGCGTGGTCGCGTGGTACGTGGGGTTCGGGATTTACTACCGGTTTTGGTTTACAGTTGCGTCTTTGGAGCCAAGCTAACTTTGGCGAAATTCTACTATTCAATCCGCGAGGCGGCGCTTTATATGATTGGGCACCGGGTTCAGGCACAACTCCTGCCTACGGCACTCGCGGCACTGTTGTATCCGGCACATATACGCCGTCCCTCATTAATGAAATCCTAATATCGGATCAGTCACGCATCGTCATTTGCTTTGGTTGCAATGACCCGAGCGGCACGTATGCAACGACTGAGCTTGACCCGATGCAGATTCGCTGGTCTGCGCAAGAAAGCTACACGGTTTGGGAGCCGCAAGCTACTAACCAAGCAGGTGATCAGCGTCTATCTCATGGTTCGCAGATTGTTGGGGCATTGCAAACGCGCCAAGAAATTAACGTCTGGACGGATGCCGCCATCTACGCCATGCAATATATTGGCCCACCGCTGGTTTGGCAGATTACGCTACTAGCTGACAACATTTCAATTGCTTCGCAAAACGCTATGGCAACTGCTTCAGGCGTTGTGTATTGGATGGGGGTAGACAAGTTTTACATCTACTCCGGTCGGGTTGAGACGCTGCCATGTTCGGTGCGTACGTATATCTTTAACGACATCAACCGAGAGCAGTTTGCACAGATTCAGGCTGGCACGAACGAGGGGTATTCAGAGGTCTGGTGGTTCTATTGTTCGGCTAACTCTAATGAGATAGATCGCTACGTCATCTTTAATTACCTCGACCGCGTTTGGTATTACGGCTCGATAGACCGCACGGCGTGGCTTGATTCCCCGTTGCGGCAGTTCCCTGTTGCAACTACAGGCAACAATCTCATGGTGTATCACGAGGCGGCGATTGATGATGGTACAACTAACCCACCAAGCCCGATTAATTCGTACGTGCAGTCATCCGACTTTGATATTGATGATGGGCATAACTATGGGTTTGTGTGGCGGATCATCCCCGACATTACCTTTGATGGTTCTAATACTGGAGGCTCCACAACAGTAAACCCAGCGGTTCAGTTTACAGTGCGTCCCCGGCAGAATCCGGGGTCAGGGTATGGCGTATCTCCATCACCGACTGTTAAGTCAGCGCAGAGCTACGCTGGGCAGACAACCTACACCGTGCAGGAGTTTACCGAGATTGTGTACAGCAGGATTCGTGGGCGGCAGATGGCGTTCAAGGTTAGTTCAGATACGCTTGGCACACAATGGCAACTCGGCGTACCTCGTATTGATGTTAGACCAGACGGTAGAAACTAATGACAACACGACTAAAAACCGTAGCGCTTACCAGAACACCGTTACTGCCGTTTGCGCCAGTTGAATACGACCGGACGTATCACGACACCCTTAACAATATCCTACGCCAGTACTTCGCTACGATTGATAACCTCGCGGCGCAGTTTTGTTTGAGTGGTGTTTTCACAGTAGCAACACTGCCCGGCGCTGGAACTCTTGGTGCAGGGGCAAGGGCGTTTGTTATTGACTCTTCGGTAACGACGTTTGGCTCTACAGTCGCTGGTGGCGGTAGTGCCAAAGTACCGGTTTATTCAGACGGAACCGACTGGAAAGTTGGTTAATTAGTGCACTGAAGTGTTACACTTTGACAAATTTTATGGGATGAGGTAGCAATGAGCCTCCACAGTCTAGCCAATCACCTTCAATCCGCTGGGCGCGGGGAAGACAAAGTCCTCGTCCACATGACCCCGAAAGAAGTCGGCGGCCTGCAAGCCCTTGCGATGGCGCATGGTGGGTCGCTTACCATCAACCCCGAGACAGGGCTACCTGAAGCCGGGTTCCTAAAAAGGATGCTCCCGATGCTTGCGGGGCTTGCCTTGGCCCCTCTTACTGCGGGTACTTCGCTGGCGTTTCTTGGCGCTACCCCGCTGGCTTCCGCACTCACGGTGGGTGGTATTACCGGATTGGTAACTGGGGATTTGAGGCAAGGTCTGATGGCGGGTCTTGGCGCGTACGGTGGCGCTGGTCTTGGTGCAGGGTTAGCAAAGACGGGTGCTGCCGCTGGTGCTGGGGCTACTGGGGCTACTGGTGCTGGGGCTACTGGGGCTACTGGTGCTGGGGCTACTGGTACTGCTGCTGGTGCAGGTACTGCTGGTACAGGTACTTCG